CATTTAATAGTGTTAAGTAGTTGTCGTTTGCGTCGTCTTCTACAATGTGAGCAGGTGTGCTTTTTGTTAGACTCTTAATGTTGCTAATATCGTATACACTAGCTGATGCAATTGCACCTTCAAACCACGATACGCCCTGAGAAGAGGTGGATGGTACGTTTGTGTACGGTTTAGTGCTATTCGACTTAGGCCATGTTGAAGGCCAAAATTCACCATAACTCGAAGTTTCATAGCTTGCTGACTCGTAATAGAGATATCTCTCGTACGCGTCAAATCCTCCTAAGATTGCGCTTTTTCGATTACGGGTAGTTTGTAGGTTAGTAGTGAATGCAAGACTACTTGAAGCTGATGAACTTGGTAGTCCGTTTAAGTCTGTTGTTAACTGCTTAATGCGAGCGTCGAAAGCCTCAACTTGACGTAGCTTATAATAAAAGCCACGCAACCTAGATTCAGCTGATGAGTAGGATATAAAGTTGTCAAAGATTCGAAAATCCTGATTCAAATTAATACCTTCAACCAAAGAGCCACTTACTAGCTTATCTTGTAGCTTGTATTTTAGCTCAGTATTTGTTGTCACCAAGTCATCACGATCCTTGTAGTTTGTTGATATTCCAGTCCCACCGCGTGCTAAGACGTCAAAATTAGGTCCGTGAATATACTTTAAAGGTGGTGTTAAACTTGGTGGTGTTAGTGTTACAGTGTCGTTATAGTCATTACTAACTTGCTGAGCTAACCACAACTGATCTCCCACAACAACACCTGCTGGAAGCGGTGATGATAGTTTAAAGATAATACTGTATGGAGCTGCATTTATTGTAAACTTATCTTGAACGAAATCAAAAACCTGAAAGGCTGTTGTTCCTCCACTCAACTCCTCCTTAAAGAGGAATAAGTTTGTGATAAGTTCGCTTTTTTTAGTATCGAAAATTCCAGTCTCAAATTGTCGTGAAAAATCTGAGCTGTTTACTAAAGATGAAAATAATGGTCGTACACGGATTTCTAATCCATTATAACTAATCTCTTGAATTACTAGCTTGTGACCTTGCGGATCTCCTGATCCTAATATGTTGCGATGAAACTTATAAACAAAATTGTAGCGACCAGCTAGATAACCTAGTTGTTGTACGTTTTTCTCTACGTTGAGTATTACTGATTGTCCTTGTGTTGTCTGATCAAATATGTAATCTTCTACTCGATAGTTTACACCAAGCCATTGATCATTTGCGTTATATAAATCAAAACGAACTACGTCATTTGGGAATGACGAAATTGGGCCATTCTTTGCTCCAAAAGGTTGAACCTTGCCTTGTGTCTGACTGACGTTAACGGATATTGATGCTGTTGGAGGTGGTGTTATATTTGGAACAACCTGCTCAACTTGTGGAGTACCAGTATTAGAGTTTTGATCTCTAATTGCTGTTATAGCTAGTGACGCAGGTTTCACCGGTGCTAAGGACTGCGGTTTCCCAGGTACATCCTTCTTGCTTGCAATATCTATTTTATACTTTGCCACTTGCTTTACTATAAATATGTGTAGATGTTATTTCAGTTCTACTTTGTTTGTGTCTGAATCTTTGTAGGAGTAGGATTTTGTGAATTAGGTTGTAATATATTTGGTCCCTTTACGATAGCTTCGTATTGCTGATTCTCCTGTTTTTCAGCAGCTTTGTTTTGGACAGCTTTCGGTGCATCTTCGGGCAATTGTGGTATATACAATTTGTAAGTAAATGGCCCTGGTGTTGATGTATCTACAGCATCTGTAAACATTGCACTTTTTGCTAATCCAAGTACGGTATTCTCTTGTGGTGGAATTTGGTATGTAATGTGTTTTTCTGAGATAAGCTCATTATTGGGTATTAGTTGGTATTTGATCTTTGTAATACCACATCGAGGATCTTTGTAATCGTAGAATGGATTACGCGTTAAATTATCCTTACTTTCGTCTATACTATAAAGCGTATTGTATAGTGTTGATTTGTTCCAACCTAATGGAGCTGCATCAGTGTCTAAATACTCTAAGTGATTTAGAGCTGTAATCTTTGTTCTGATTAATCGGGTTCCAGCTGGTAGTACAGTGTTGTCTTGTACAGCAAAAAATGCACTAGCTCCTAAATCTTGCAATGCTTTATATTTGGACCCCTCACAGCCTGCTAGTAAGTTTTCATAGTACTTTGTTCCGAAGCTATCATATACGGGTTCCCAGATATCTTCAGGGTAGAGTCTTTGGCTTTTTAAGAATCCCTTTCCGTATCGGCTAATTAAGAAAGCTGCATTTCTATCCAATCCTACAATTAATGGTGTTTGTTCTATTTGATCTGGATGCATTGCGCTCTTTCCATAAAAGATTCTTCCACTATTTTGAAGATTCTTGTATCTAACTAACAACTCTGCTCGTTCATTAATCCTAGTTGTAATACCCTCCTCCCAAAGCGTAATTGCCGCTGGTTTTGTATCGATAACCACTTGGGCAGTCAGTAAGTCTTCTTGTGAAATACCACTATCCTTATCTGCATCAGCCCTCTGTTTTAAGTCCTTTGCATCGGCTATTTCTGTCTCTGCACCTGCGATGAGGTTGTTTAAGTTTTCAAGCTCTCGACCTAATCTAGCAATGTCATCTTCGACGGTTGTAAGTTCAGCTATGTATCCAGCTACATCTGTTATTTGATTTGTGATTAAAGGTCTTAGTGCTGCGGTAGTTGTATATTGTGTGCCAAATACAGTTATAGGATTATCGTTGTTTTCAAAGAAAACAAAAATTGGATATAGTAATAAGGGAAAAAACACCTTCTCTTTAACAGCCCAAATATCCTGAGCAGTGGGCGTAATAACTTCTGCTGTTGTGAGTGTCTGTCCTACAGAATCTAAGTAGTCTAGCGTAATCTTCACCGTATCATCTGCTAGCGGCTCGATTTCAATTGGAGTTCCCTTATCAGGTGTAATTCTTGCACTCGAAACTGCATCACCTTGTAGTGCTTGACGAAATGATACTAAGTCTTTGACGTACCAGTTTACCGATCTTGGCTTTCCTTTGTATGTGTACTTTACTCGATATCTTGATATCCCAATACCTACGTACGCAAAAAAGTGCCCTGTTAGACGATCAACACCAGCTACTTGGCCATCAACAACTGGCGCAATGTTAACTACATTTACGCTCTGCTCAAGAGTTGCTTCTTTTGGATCTCCAAACTGTAATACGTTTCTAGTGAAGTATGCAGTGTTGGTTTTATTTACGTCCATCTCATCAAGCAACGTTTTATATTGTCTTCGTGCTCTTGCTTGATTATTTTTATTAAACTTATCAATCCAATCCGGACCTGGGAAAAAGCCTTGTGGACTGTTGAATACATTAATATCTTCGTTGCCTATTATCGATGGAGTTATGGTGGTAGCTTTCCACCACTCCCAGTCAGCTAATCCCTTTGGTACTCCATTAGTGTCTGTATCTATCGGGATTGTTAAGTCTGTGATATTTGGATTGGCTTTAATTAGTTTGTAGAATATCGGATAAAATAAATTACTTGGACTGAGTATTCCAAAACGGAATGGATACGGTGCTAATTGTAATGAACCAGTTGAGGCTTGAAAGTCAGCTATTGTGGAATCGCTACCAACAAAGCTATCTTTACTTGCCATAACAGTTCTAAATTGACCGCCTTGATCAATCCAAGAATCTAAACCCCCATCTCCATCTCCGTTATTAATTAAATTAGAATAGATCAATCCGTGATTGTCTATGTCTAATACATCTAAAGTAAAAGGCGTGGTAGTGGTTGTTCCGTACTGATTGCTAACTTCACAAATATACTCACCACTCAACTCTCCTGTCACGTCTTTTTCCGAAAACACAACACTCTTTACTCCTTTACCGTTATTTAGTCTATTAAGATTAAATAGCGGATTTCCATTCTTCTTCCAAACATACTTTAAATTTGAAATATCATTTGGATTGTTAATGTTAGAGGGATCAAGCAAGAACATTGTCCATTGTATTGCTGTTCCTTGGCGTATTGTAAACTTATTGAAAACAGGTACTAGTGGTGTGTAGTTTGGTGGTAATGATGTGTTAAAGGGATCACTAGGATCAAACACGGGTGTACCATGTGTTGTTTGTATAATGTTTCTAATTGGATGCGAGGTGATAATTGGCGGTTTGGGATTCACCGGCATTAGAGCAAAATCGCCTACACGCAGCGCTTCATCAGCATTGTATGTGTTTAGTAATATCTGGTTCTTACTCATATACTATAAATAGTAACCAATACTATATTGGAATGCTGTTATACTCAATTCGAAATTTGCGTTGTTCGTCTTCTCTTTCTTTTATTCCACTCTCGTAAACATCAATTAATCCATTATAGTATTCTATTAACTGGTTTGCGTTTTTAATCTCTTCTTGAGTAACTCCAGAGTCTTTACTTGCGTTAGATTTGTCAATAACAGCTTGCTGCTTAGATCGCAAATCTTCGTTGATTTTTATATAACCCTGCAGATTTACAATCTCTCTATCTAATCTTTCCAGGTTTGATTGTATATCAGCTAACCTAGCTTTTACGGTTACGATGCTAATTTCTGTTGCTGCATTGTATGGTGCTGCATTTACATCGATAGGTGAATCGACTGTCTCAGCAATAAACCTTGTCTCAGCCAACATACTATTTACTAGTCTGTTTGTATATAAAATATCATCCTTAAATACCGGTACTAAAGCAAAAGTCAAACCAGTCACTAATGCTCTAGAGTTTAATCCAATACGTGGCATTTTTTCAATAGTTGTACCGTTTAGATTTTGTATGATATCCCAAGAGCTACTTGGATATGGATATCCATCGTTATTTTTAGGACCAAAAGATCGTGAAGGCCACGTAGATGTCCATGGTAGTACTTCCCATAAACCATTATCTGGAAGTGGATCATTATCGCCACCACGCTCTCGTAAGTATACTCCTAGATTTGGTGCTTCTATATTAATAGTAATACGGACTTTATTTGTTCTCGGGTCAAGCCTATCAATTACTTCTTTTCTAAACTCAGCATACTGACCGTATGTATATCTGTCCTCATAGTTGGGTAGTATTTCATCGGCAACAAATAGGTGTGCATCACGAGAATCTCCTAAACTAGGTAAGTCTGGATTTGCAAATCCCCTTCCTCCAGTGTAATAAACTTGTCCTGAGTACTTAGGCAATCTAGATGACCATGGATCAATTACGTTTATGTTTTCTTTTACAGAAGTCTGCTGACCATTTATCTCCTTTAACACTCTACTTTGTAGTGGTTGGTTGTTTTGAAACTCCTCTAAAGTTATATACACTTTTTCTTGTACAAATCCTGGACCTGCTTTTGAGAAGTTTTCTACACTTAAACGTGGTGCTCCTAAGTAATATGAGACTGGACTTAGTCGATCGCCAGGAGTAACTGCTTCATTGTTGAGTTCGTATTGAAATATGGCATTACCGACGTAACAAGTAAACACTCCTCTAACTCCATCTACACCATATACTCCACCTTTGATATATGACTCAAATTCTCCAGACAAGTCAATGTCTTGATAAGCTTTAATAACCGGAATACCATCTTTAACCGTGTATTTGTAAGAATCCCTTGTAAAGTATTTTGTGAGTATTAATTGGTTTGCTATTCCTGCAACCCCAATAGAGGTCTCTGGTATTCGTAAGTCTCCAAAGTTTAAATTATAAGGTCTTGGATACAACATTTCTTGCGTCCATTCGAAAAACTCAGGCAACGTGTGTGTTGTAATGCTCTTCTGTCTTTCGCCGTTTGTTGCTGCAAAACTGTTTACAATAAGCCCCTCATTCATGCTACTCCAACCGTTTATGTCGTCTGTAGCATCTCCGTTCTGTATGAGGTTTTCAAAGAAAAAACCATCTATATTCGAGTTATAAACTTCAATCGTAATAGTCCCTGCATCGACACTTCCGATGTCGTTCGTAACAATACAATTGTAGGTACCAGCTCCTTGCGGTTGAATACTGCTTAAAATTAACTCATTCTGATTAACAACTCGTAAAAATCCGGGTACCGGTTGTGATGTACCTCCTATGACCTCACCATCGAAAGTCCAAGTATATGTTAACTCTGCGTCATGAGGTTTAATTACAAGTATACCATTCTCGACATTAAGTACATCCGGTTGTTGTGCTTGAACTCGTAAAGTAATTGATGTGTTTTTGTGTACGCGTACAGTTCCATCTGGAAACTGATACATAAAGTTACCTGACCCATCAGCTGTGTTTGATTGTCTGATTGGTGGTATTGATCCTTCCGCAATGGTTTGTGTTACAATTGGCGGTTGGTTTATGATTGTTGGAATTAAATCGTAAACTGTAGTATTCTCGTTTAGAGTTGTATTAGTAGCTGGCACTTTGTCCATACTGCCGGTGGTATACTGTATTGTTGATTGCTTAACTGGAAGTAGTGGTGCTGTCTCTGAGTAGTGATGACTCTCTCCACTCATAGGAATACCCGTCTCCAGGATATAATAAGGTCCTGAATATGGTTTGCCATCTAGTGTAGTAAACTGACCAGACATTGCATAGAATGTGTTTTTTTCACCATGCCTCATCTGTGTGCTTATTGATTACGTTCAACTTTAAATATAAAGTTGTTGTCGTAAATATCATAACTTACCCCATCGCTTTGTGGGATTTTAAACAACAAGCGATAATACTGCTCCGGTTGAAAACTGCTTAAATTTAATCTAAAATAACTTCCATTGCTATCTGAGCTTAGTTTTGTGTAGTTACTAAAATTAACAATTGCATCATCCGACTTAGCAAGATATACAGCATACTGTGACCCTGTTGGTAGTCTGTACACATCTAGTTGTGCAGAAGAGGTCGCAAACGTCATTACTGGAAATCGGTAGCGTGGGTTAACATTTAGCTTTGGTCTACTGTCTTCCTTGTATGTAGCACGTAAGTTTGATGTGATTATATTAAACTCGTTGTCAGTGTTTATTGTAGGAATAGATCCAGTATTAGTACTATCGTCATATTTAGCTTCGATTACTGGACTATATATGGTGTTTGTATCTTTACTGTAAAACTGCAAAGACGAGAAGCTGCTTAGTGTGCTCTCATCGGCTGCGGAGCGTTTAATGATTAATCCATTTAATGTGATAGATCCACTTTGTACTTGACGAAGAATTGATGTAATATCTAAATCCAAGTCTGTAGTAGTATAGCTGAATGACTGTGAAGCTGCACTTCCAGTATACCAAACACCTCCACCTTTATTCACCTGCCATGAACCAGTAGTTCCTGCTGTAAATGAAGATGTTGGCCATGATGTTGATGGTGTGTTTTTGCCTTGTCTATAATACCAACTTACACCCTCTGTTGTCGTTGGGGTAGTGTGAGTTCTTCCAGTTCCCATATTCCAAGAATACGCTAATGGGCGAGCTTCTATAGTATAATCTAGCGGGATTTGTTGTGGTTCTGTAGCATACAATTTTAATCCATAGCTAAAGTTGTTTGGATTGTACCCCATTGCTACAATGCTAGATGATATTGCTGTGTAGTCAAAACCTAATACAATACGTGAAACATAGCTTGAGGTTGCTGCAGCACCTGCTGATCCCGTAGCCGGTACGGTTTGCAGTTCAAGTATTTGATCAATCCCAGTATTGCGTTCTGGAGATGATTCGTATAGTGTGGCGTCCTTAGTTGGATAAAATCGTAATATCATCTTAGTATGTTGCTATGCGTCCTTTTATATCGTTATCTGGATACTTAACCTCAAAGATCATTGGATCTAAGCTTGGATAAATGATGCCATTTTGTGTTGCTTCTTGTATACCGTAATAGATATTGCTGTACCCTAATGACGAATCGTTTAGGTTTGTAATACTCACCTTAGTTACAGTCTGAACGCCAGGTTGTGTTAATAACATATTGTATATGTCTGACAATACAATTGGTTGATTAATTTGCCACTTATCGATGTTAAAGTAATCTTTCATAGCATTAACGCAGGTTAACAAAACCTCGTTAGCATTGCGATCTCTAAGTGGTATGATATCAAAATTCACTTGGACATTAACAACATATGCATCTCGAATGTTGATACTATCGGTTAACATTCTGTAGTGAGAGATGTATGTTTTTAAGTTTTCTTTTATAGCTCTGTTAGCAGTGGTGATATTTTTATTTTGATCGTAGCCTAGTACATATAAGTTCATGGCTAGTGGGTTTGCTACAGTATCATTTAATTCACTGGTTGCAATGTTGTTCTGCTCATCAGGTATAATGAACACCTTAGACACACTTCCAAATTGTGGTGGCATCGCTAATGCTCGCAGTAAGTAATCTTCTCGAGTTACTGCTCGGTTTTGTGATGAGAGTTGCTTTAATGCATTTTGTCTAATCTCATCCAACGTCTCTTCTACTCGTCCTCCAACTGCTGCTGTAGGATTGTTTATAGCTAAAGAGTTTAGAATTGTAGTATTTAGTGCTGGTGTGTTTGTTGGGAAGTTTAGTGTATTAGTGTCTACTCCTGTTATTGTAGTAACTGTATTACTAGCAACATTAGACTGTACACCTCCTCCACGTAAATACGTTATAGTTAATGTTGTATTAGATGGTGCAATACCATACGCCTTTGTTACTCCGGGAGCATTTGGATCCATAGAAGCATCCATATCAAGTTTACCAGTAGGTAAGCTTATTCCAATGTTGTCTGGTGTTGGTAATAGCTCTTCATCTTCTGATGTGCTTACTCCTGCTCCAAATTGAATTTCGATTCCGTCATCTAAGATGCGTGTAACAAATCGTCTTGGTACTTTTTTTAATTTAAGTAGGTATGGTATCTCATCACTATAGACAGCAGCATCGGGATCATTAAACGCTGTGTTTGTGATCTGTTCGAACATAGTGTCCTGAGCTAAGTAGGGAACCTCATACCATGTGTTGCCATCTGAATCTACAATACTGTCAATTCCGATAAAGTCAGGTGGTGTTGTCTCAAATGGTATCTTTAGTTTAAGAAACTTTGTAGGTGGTCCTATTGGTGCTGTAGATTGGTATGGTGCAGCAGAAACCGCTTTTACTCTTTTTTTAGCTAAAAAGTACTCTGGATTACCACTAGCGTCAAGGGTATATACTGAGTACTCTACTGGATCAGTAGCTGTGTCAATTGCAAAATCAACTATACCTTGTACATAAAAATCGATTGGCTTTGTTTCTAGTAGTGTTGGAATGTTTACATCAACTTTAGACTGCACTCGCATACCAGGATTGATTCGTAGTGCATATCTAGGATCAGCAACGGCATTTTGTCCGCTACCTGATGCTGGCATAAGTTGAAAAATATCTAAGTCTACTGTAGAAGGTACACTAATCTTAGGTTTGTATCCCATTGCGGCAGCAATAGCTAATACGTTTTTCTTTTCAGTAGCTTGTAATAATAAGGACTCTTTTAATTGAGAGTCAATATAATAGTTTAGAGTGTCACCCACATAAGCAACAAGCTCTAAAAACATCATTCCTGGAGATGACTCGTTAAAGTCGTTGTATGTATTTGGATAGTAGGTTTTGACAAAGTCAATTAAGCCTTGCTTAATGTTGTCGAAATCCCTTCCTAAATACTTTATGTCCTTTGATGGTGGTGTATACATATTCAATTTATTACTGAGTCGCGTCTATTTGAAACTGAATCGATCTCGTGTCAAACTTATTGCCTATTAAACTTATAGACATAGTGATGTTTACTCTGTTTGGAGATAGATTAGGAGCATCAACAACAAGCTCATTTATAAATATGTACGGAAGCCAGATTTGAAAGTTTTCTCTAATAGTATCTTCAATGTCCATGGTTAGTTCCGGAGTTGCATTCTGGAATAGCATGTTGCGAAGATTACAACCAAACGTCGGAAGCATTGGACGCTCTCCGTGATTAGTGAATAACAGGTTTTTAGCGTTGGCTACCATTTGATCGATAGTCAAGTAGTTTAGCTGAAATAACGATCCCTGCTTAGAGTTAGTAGGCAAGTCAATCCCTATAGCTACATTAAGCTCTGAATCTAATACCGGTTTCTTTATTTCTATTGCCATTTATTATTTTTTTATAGGCCCGCCACTTACCCATGCATCGCATGTTCGAGCACCAGCACACTTAAACCAAAAGAACTCACAAAAACCTAAATTTGCTTCCTTAACGATCACATCACCCTCCTCACCAATTGCCTTTGTTATCTTCTTAATAACGTCTGGTTTTTGATTGAAAGCTCCACAATTCGAACAACGAGACTCCTTTGCAGCCTCTACTGTAGTATCCCACATCTTGGCCTTATCTTCCCAAAACTGAGCAGATCCTTTTTCGTCAGCTGGGTTGAGTGGGCCGTAGCGATACTCCTTAATTGTTACGTTGCGGTTTAGTGTATTAAG